GAGGCAGGGTTGCACTAAATACACAAACTTGAACATCTTCCATTAAATACATGAAAATGTTTTGAACCTGTTCTTTAAAACCGGTCGACAACATATCATCGGCTTCATCAATTACCAGCATTTTCACATGAAATGTTTTCAAATGACCACGTTTCATCATATCAAAAACACGACCAGGACAACCCACAACAACATGGGGTTGTCTAGATTTTAATTCTGAAATGTCTTGTTCAGCCGGATAACCACCAATCAATGTTTTTACAATAAGACCATCCATATAAGCGCCTAATTGTTGGACAACATTCGCAGTTTGACCGACTAATTCATGTGTCGGAGCAAGCAAAATAATTTGCGTATTTTTAAGTGTTAAATCGATTTTTTGAAGAGAACTAATTACAAAAGTACCGGTTTTGCCAGTACCAGATTGGGCTTGTGCGATTACATCGCGACCGGATAATACAGGTATGATTGCTTTTTGTTGAATCGGACTTGGAGTTTCGAAACCATATCCGAAAATTCCACGATGAAGTTCGGGTTTTAACTCGAAATCATCCCATGAAGCATAAGTTTTTGTTGTTGGTGAATCCATTTTTAGAGAGTTATCAATAAATACCAATTGTTTTTTATATGCTTTTCATAAAATAGGAAACCCGTTTTCTTTTTCGTTTTTGAGTTTTCATTGTTTTCTTGTTCTTAGTTTTTCTACGTTTTGTTTGTTTTCCTCCTTTTGTATTTTCGGTTGGCCGTATTTGTTTTTCTAAACGGTTGTTATATTTTACAGCAGGTTTCAAATAAAATATCAATTCTTTAAAACACACTTTTTTTTCGCATACATTTTCATTGGTCTCCAACTGAATATCTTCGATATTTATATCATCATTTTCATTGGTTTCCAACTGAATATCTTCGATATTTAAATTGTGAACATCATCTTCATTCGTGTTATTGTCCGACGTTGAAATTGTATAAAGTCTTGATATATATTCATCTAAATTTAAATTTTGGTCAACCTTATGGAATAATCTGTTTATTTTTGAAAGAAGTTCAGTTGATTTGGGGTTTGATATGCTATTGAATACTTCTATAAATGGTGTTTTTATTAATTTCATATTTTGTATTTTTTCGTCTTCTTGATTTTTTGACCAATAACCAAGAGAATTATACCACGAAAGCCCTTTTGTAATGATTTTAAATGTTGATAAACTAACTTCAATGCCACATCCAATGTCTATTTCCGATTCATCAAACAATCGAATTTCATTTATGTTTGACATTGATTTTGCTAATTCTTCTACTAATTTTAACAATTGTGTTCCTTTATGGTTTCCACATTTTTTCAAATAACTCACAAAAAGAATATTATCGAGAAATTTAAACTCTAATATAAGACATTCGTCATCATCATCATTAGCGTTGTTTATAAGAAACCAATATTTATGCGTAGAAACTTTGAATTCATTACTTTTAAAAAACTGTTGTATATGTGAAATTAAATTGTCATTGCTGTTACTCATATATTAAACACACTTCTTTTTCTAAAAATGTATAAAACGAACGCAGTTATTCTAAATAACGACTCCCCCTAAAAACAATTTAGGAACCATAAAACATATGAACGCCAACAACGAACCACTCCTTAAAGAAGACACTTCTCGCTATGTCATGTTTCCAATTAAAGACGAAAGCATATGGAAAATGTATAAAAAACAAGTTGATTGTTTTTGGAGAGCCGAAGAAGTTGATTTATCCAAAGATTTAAAAGACTGGGAACGTCTTAATAATGACGAACAATTTTTTATTTCAATGGTTCTCGCTTTTTTCGCCGCCAGCGATGGAATTGTTATGGAGAATCTATCGAAGCGTTTCATGGATGATGTACAATTGGCCGAAGCACGTGCTTTTTATGGATTTCAAATAGCAATGGAATCGATTCATAGTGAAATGTATTCTATTTTAATTGAAACCTATATCCGGGATAAAGAACAAAAAACAAAATTATTCCAAGCAATTGAACATTTCCCATGTATTAAAAAAAAAGCGGATTGGGCTAGAAAATGGATCGGATACGGAGCCAATGATTCCGTTTCCACATTTGCACGTCGATTAGTTGCTTTTGCGTGTGTAGAAGGTATTTTTTTCAGTAGTAGTTTTGCTGCTATTTATTGGATAAAAAAGAGAGGATTAATGCCAGGATTAACATTATCGAATGAATTTATTTCAAGAGATGAAGCTCTTCATACAGAATTTGCTATTTTATTGCATTCGAAATTATATAGTGGATTAGATGCTATAGAAATCGAAACTATGATTAAAGAAGCGGTTGAAATCGAAAAAGAATTCATTCTAGAGGCGATTCCATGTCGTATGATAGGAATGAATTCAAACCTAATGAGCCAATATATTGAATTTGTTGGAGACCGTTTATCTGTTCAATTGGGAGGTGCGAAAATTTATGGTTCTGTGAATCCTTTTGATTTTATGGAATTGATTAGTGTGGAATCAAAAGTCAATTTCTTTGAGAGAACAAATTCTGAATACGCATTAGCGAATAAAGAAGTGTCTTCCAATGTGTTTGATTTTAACGCGGATTTTTAGTATAACCCTCAAACCCCCAAACCCCCAAACCCCCAAAAAAACAAAAAAACAAAAAAACAAAAATTGAATTAGTTTATATTATAATTATTTTTATAATATAACTCACATAATAAAAATGAATTTTCGCAATCTATCGGACTCCCAAATCAACGAACTCGAAGCCGCCATTCTAAGCAAAAAATTTATTCCTGTATCGGACCCAAGAGAACCTTCTATTTCTGTCCAATATTATGATTCTGGTTATGAATTATGGAAACGATTCAATGACCCAAACACACCAATTGGCGCTTATGATATATTCGCATCGAATGGGATGAGATATACATGTTATGCGTTATATAAATCAAAGTCGAATCAAATTTATATAATTCATATAAGCATGGATGATATTGCTTATGTGTATGAAATCAATAAAAATAAATTCTGGTTCTTGTTTCAAGACCAAGAACAAACGCAAATCCAAGAACAATCAGAAACCCAATAATAACAAATTAGTGGATATTATATAATTGCGCCCTTACTTCTGGCAACAAACTTACAATCTCTTTCCATAATTCATCCTTTTGTAATTCTATCATTTTATCTGCGGTTTCTTTTTTTCTTATATTATAAGCAGAACTACAAAACCATATGTATTTTTTAATTACATCTTCACTAACATTTGAAATTAATCCCTCTTGTATGATTGTTAACATTTTTGGATAACAATGAAAATCAATCGCTTCTGGTATTATACGAACTCGTTTTTCAATCACAAATGATAATGGATTTCTTACTTTTGTTTTAATAATTGTCTCGGGATTTAAAATATAATATTGTATCGATGTTTCCAACATTTTTATATCTCCAGGCATTCCACCATATAACGAACGATAATATATCGATAACAAACAATTATAATTTGAATATTGAATGAGAGAATCATGTTCATATTTTTTCGATTCTTTTGTGTCATTTGGATAATATTCTTCCGTTTCACATAAATCTCTCACAAAATTCAATATATTCCACATATCAGAATTTGTTGGTATATGTATCGGATATGCCATCATTAACCATACAATAGCCGACATTGATTCAATATAAGAAACATCTTCAATACAAATAATTGGAAGTCTTCTTAATAATTCATTGATATCTTTACGCATTATTAAAATCGCAGTTGAAAGAGCAATCCTTAATTCACCTCTTCGAACTGCTTTTTGTAAATTTGATTTTAAAAGAGAAATCGGTGCATTACTATACACTTTTGGAATCTCTGGAGAGTTATAAAGATTTCGAATATAAAGACGGATACCTTGACGCGATACTACAAAAGTATCTGTATCTGTCGGAGTATTCTCAAAAAACGCTTTATTTTCAGATTGAGAATAAATAAAGAATTTTCTCCCAGATGACTCTGGTGAAATACGAACTTGAAAGAATGAATGCAAATTTGATTGAAGTTTTTTCATATTAAGATAATATTATCATGGAAAATAATATTATATCACAATCAATTTCAAACAAATAAAAAAATGATATACATTATCATACTATACTATCACACCACACTATACACTATACACTATACACTATACACTATACACTATACACTATACACTATACAACATTATATTTTTAGGGAACACTGATATGTATCTGGCATTTCAACATTTTCCAATGCGACTGATTTCATAACCACTGATTTTTTAATTAACGCATTAATAATTTTAAATTCCACATTTTTATTTCGAGGGTTATTTGCGATTCGAATATTTGTACCATTTGTAATGACTCCACTTTGAATTTCAATATCGTGATATCTAGCATTCGACATCACATTTTCCAAAACGTTTTCATCTAACCCGATATCTGAATAAACATGTCTAATAACAGTCGAACTTTTGGTGTCTAAACTTCTTAGGAATCTATAGGACAATTGCTGTAATGTAATCAAACTAAATGTGGGATTCACAAACACATATCTTGGAAATCTCCCATCTTTATCATCTAAATCAATACCAGTAGATATCACATTAATATTACCAATCAATACTCTATGTTCCAAATCCGGCTTTTGAAATTTATCGATATATTCATGTTTCTTTTTCGCCGTGATTTCACCATTTACACATAATGGATTCCAATGTTTCACTAATTCATACAATTCTTTAATACTCTCAGTATACGATAATGCGACCACTACTTTACTATTTGGATATGTATTTAATGTATATTCGATTTCCTCCGCAAATGTACTGATTTTCGCACTTTCTAATAATATCATCGATTTGAATAATTGTATTCGAGTCTCTCCAAATATACCATTCGAATTATCAACAATTTCCAACATTTTTTTAATCGCTTTTTGACACAATTCATAATTTTCACCTTGTAATCTGTAAAAGGTATTATAATTGGTAATCGTCGCTTGTGGTCTATCCGGCATCACAATAGCACTTGTTAATATCGGCTTAATTACATCAATAAATAATCTATGTAGTGTCGGATAACATAATTTTACATTTCGAGGAGGATTTGCCTTGACTGAACGCGAATAACGATAAGCATCTACATTCGAAGATTCTTCCGATATTTTAATACAATAATCTACAATTTCATTAAAACCTGCTGGCTCATTTATCCAAGTCGATAGATTCATCCGATATAATGAATTGTCTCTCTGAATACCAATATTTCTATACATTGTTACGAATTGCTCTTGTTTATCAATCGGCGTACCTGAAATACATAACATACTGTTTACGCCATTATTATATATCTCGTTCATAATTTCTCTACATGCTCTCGTAATATTCGTACCTTCATTTCTGATATTTTGTATTTCATCAAAAGCCACAAATATGCCTCTCGGTTTTCTTGCCATTTCAATTAACTTATCTGTCGCATAAAATCTTACTTTTTCAATGTCTCGCGTATCATTAGACGCATCAATATTTACATTTTGTGTTTCAACAAAATCATCTCTTCTTAATAGTCCATGTTCAGGTTGTTTCATTTTTTTACTACTGACTTCATTATATGTTAGCACATTTATTTTTAATCCAAATTCATCGGCAACTTTTGTCCATTTCGGTTTTAATGTCGCGGGACAAACAATATACACATTCTCATGAGGATGGTCTTGGATATATTTGCATGTTATATATGTTTTACCAGCGCCTAATGGCGATAAATCGAAACCAAAACCATGAGTCTCTAAGATTCTTCTAATATTTTCATAATGTTCTAATTGGTATTCGAATAATTTCACTTTTTTACTAGGTTCCGGTTCTTTCGGCGTTGCCTTTTTTATAACACGAATTGTTTTTTTGATGATTTTCTTCTCTAATACTGGCCGATTTTCTTCTTCTGGCAATGCCAATTCGAATTTTGTTTCTGACTTCTCACAATAATATTCATCATTTACCCGATTAAAACAATTATTACACTCTATGATTAATGCGACTACCTTCTTATATACTTCTTCTTCAGTGTCTTCATTATTATAAAAACTCGTTTGGAACGCATCGATACCACTCAGATAGATTTCAATAATCTCTCGATGAGCCAATTTTAATTTCAATGTCTTCTTATTCATATATAATCGTTGACCCCAATATTTTTCCGTAATCTCGTTTTTCATATATCTGATTCTCAAATCATCATTTGCTCTCGAATATGTTTCCAATATTTTTTCGTATTTACAATCATTATTGAAATATATACGTATTTTATTTGGATAATTATATAAGCAATTCACTAATTTTACACTGAGAAGCGGTTCTAATATATCTTTTGGAATTGCGGGGTCTTGATATGTTTGTATACACATTCCATTATTCACAGTAGTTTGATTACGAATAACTCCATTATAGTGATGATTTGTACTATGCGCCAATAAAACTCCAGTATTCCAAGAGAAATGAGAACCACAAGATGTACAACACATATGGTCACATCCTTCAGTTTTGTAAATTCTATTATGACATTTGGGACATCTTTTTGTTTCTTTATTTAATTCGTCTAATGATTTTAAGGTATCCGAGTCGCAAGTATGATTCGCATTTTTGATTTCCACAAAACATCTTAAACAATGCTCTTTTTTGCATAACATACATTCATATATTTGCGTGTTTTGATTTGTGCGCAAATAACCTTTACAATTCGTAATTGAGCATGGTTCAATGCTGGACTGACAAGAAATTGTAGGTCTCGAAGGCATTACTTCGAATGCGATTTGTCCTTTTCTGAATAATTTTTTGCGTCTCTCGACTTCATTGTTATAATTAATCAGTTCTTCAGTGGCTGGTATTAATTTTTTTTCGTCGACAATGAGGTCTTCGATTTGTTGTTTTTTAATCACTTCATCCACGAATTTTTTACCCAATAATGTTTCGATTTGTTCTTTTGTGAACTCATTATGACATGCCATACATTCCGATTTTGAATATCGTTTTTGACAATGATTACATGTCTCATATTCACATCCTAAACATCGAATTTTCTTATTCACTCGGCCAATCTTGTAAGTTTCACAGCAGTTTCCACATTCGAACATTTCAGCGCTTGCGGTTGAGGTTGTCATTCTATTCAATAATAATACAATCTTTTATTTCACATTTATGTGATTCAATTTTTTTTCATTGTTTTCGAATGTTTGTTGGTTACCTCTCGATATCTTCGTGTTTTTCTATAACGAGAATCTAAATATCCGAATCGTTTCGATTTTACACCAAAACCATATTTTTTAAGGCGCTGCTCTCGTTTTGATGTAATATATTTGGCTTTGCTAACTATTTTACCTTCATCATTTTTTACTAAATCATGTTTTGTTAATCCACCAGATGTTTTATATGCTTTTTTTTCGAATACTTGTTCTCTCGAACCCCATAAATCTCTCCATTTTGTTCCACCAATATGATAAAATCCATCTAATTGTTTGATTGGACGTGGCATTTATAGAATTAAGAGAATTATCATAGAATCATATACCTCTCACAAAAAACAATTTAAACACAATTCCGTATTTTTATTAAACCATGACATATGAATCACCACGATTAACTCTATTCATGTCTCCAAACATGGACCCTGAAATTATAAAAATGTATCGAGATGCGGCCATCGCACATAATAAAGAGGTAATGGAAAACACATATGCGAATGCCGGTTTTGATTTATTTGTTCCGGAAAGACACGAACTCAACGCATTATTCAGGAATCATATGATAAATCATTGGATTAAATGTGAAATGAATCAATGGACTGAAGAACATGGTAATTTTCCAACCGGTTATCTACTTCATCCAAGGTCAAGTATATGTAAAACTTCTCTTATGTTATCAAATCATACTGGAATTATTGATAGTGGTTATAGAGGTTGGATTCAAGGCGCATTTCGAACCCTTTACTTTACGGATAGAACAACTACTTCTATTGTGGAAAATGACACGACAATTGTGGAAAAAGGAACCCGATTGTTACAAATCTGTCATCCTAAATTAGAACCATTTTTTGTAGATATTATTGAAAAAGAAGAACAATTAACAAATACATCCAGAGGTGAAGGTGGTTTTGGTTCTACTGGAAAATAAAAATTGAATATTATTTATTATTAGTTTTATAATTATAACACTAATAATGGGACTCACATATAGTAACAAACGTTTTAATATTGATCATGTGTTTACACAATCAGAATTCAAAGAAATAATAGAAAATGATAAAGAACAATTTCACGAATATATGTTGAAGAAAAATAATTGGGCAAAAATATATATATGTGAAAAAGAGACAGAGGCCGATAGAAATGACCCGGTATATATTGAAAATTGTGAAATCGATGAAATATGTAATGATTATAAAAATCGATATTATGTTGCTCAATTAAAAACGATTCAAACCGACTATCCTTCTAGTGTCTCACAACACGCGATGATTCATCACACATATCATATGTTTTGGTCGTATGCAATTGACATATATGAATATCATAAGAATGATACATCTTATAAAAAACGAGTATTGAAAAATTATTATATATTAAAACCTTCCGATAGAAAAGAAATTCACATGGCGAATGATTTTGAACGAATATTGGATAAAATCAAAACATTAAATTCCGACATCATTCAAGAATCAATTATGCGTTCATTATCATACCAATAAATTAACGAATAAAATAAAGAGCCTGTAAATAACAATCTGCTAAATCATCTTTTTTCGATGATTTTTCAAACATATCTCTCCAACATGCCATTTCTTCATGATTCATCAATTTGTCTTGTGTGATTTTTATACTGTCTTTTTTATGTTGCTTATATTTTTGATTTTGTTGTTGTTGAAGAGATAAACTTGTACTCTCTGGTTCTAATTCTTCATTCTTATATTTTTTTAATTTTCCACTCGAAGAGATAAATTCTATATCAATCGCCTCTCCATCTTGTTTCATCATAATAAATGTTTGTGCTACTAAACCTTGGATTGTATTCATTCTTCCTGCTATCGGAGAGATTTGATTCTCTAATAATACGGTCTCAATACGATTCATATAAGGACCTAAATGCTCTCTAAAACGATGTTTCATTGCGGTACCTAATTCTACCAAATGAGTCTTTTTCGCGTTTTTTTTCACTGGTTCGACTACGGGTTGCAACATTTCTCTCGACATCCATTGTTCAACTGCCTCTATGAATCCCTGTTTAGTGTTGGTTTTAAAAGAAATGCCTAAATGATGAACCTTCTCTCTTAATTCATCCACTTTTAATTTTTTGAAACTAGCAAGAGAATTTTCTTTACATGGTATTTGTTTTCCACTTGTTTTCGCATGGACACCACAATAATAATTCATCGGTTTATTCGATTCTTGGAATTGATATAATGCTTTTTTATTACATTCTTTTGCCGCTTTTTTCGAAGAGGTCGTAATACAATTACAACATAATGTTTCTTTTTTTTCCTCGGTTTCTAATAAATTAATAATACGCCAATCAATAATTTGAATACGTTCATGAGAGGCATCAATTGGATAAAAAAGACAATAGGCTAAATTTTTAATACCAATGTCGAAACTGATGATGAGAGGAGAAATGCCGTCATCAATTATAGTGGGAGAATGAGGTTTTGAAAGAGCAAAAAACTGATTCATTTATTTTACTATTGTATAACTATTTATATGATTTATCGTTGACTATCCAACATTTCAAAAATTGAACTTAATATTATTTTATCTTATTTTAGTATAAAATAATCTCTCATTTCAACATATAATGATTATACCAGTCAAATGTGTCACTTGTGGAAACGTTCTCGCCGATAAATATTTATGGTATCAACGCGAATGTCGCAAACGCAAATTGGAAAAAGGATTATCAATCAATAAAACTGTTTATTTAACAACTAATAATGTTGATAAAACTGTGGAAGGCCATGTCCTCGATGATTTAAAACTACATGACCCCTGTTGTAGAAGACATATGCTTACTCATGTTGATATCTAAAATAACCGTCGCTCTCTCTCTCTTAACAATACATATAACTAATTGATTCTTTGAGTATTTGTTTTTCACTATCTTCATTTTTCTTCTTATGTTGAATATAGATTTTGTATCCATTTTCAAGGTCTTCATTATTTAATTCTTTTTTCGCGGTTTGAGTTCCAAACACGCGTTTGCTATGTGATATTTTCATTTTAAATAACAATACTTCAATATCTCGCCCATTGAATTGAAACTCTTTCTTATTCTTTTCGAAAAATGCTACACAATCCGCCGTTTCTAATGTCCATCCAGAATCTCTTATTTTTTTCAATAATATCTGATATAATTCTGTTGCAGTATAATCTTCAATCGTAAAACGCCAATTAAATCGCGATTCCAAACCTCTGTTTAATGTGAAAAAATGACGCGTCAATTCTTTTTCATATCCCGCAATAATTACCATCAAATCATCCTTATGATGACTAAGAGCTTCACATAATGTATCCGCACACTCTTTCGAAAAACTATCATTGGATTCGGCCATACTATCTCCCGATGTATTTCGATTACATCCAAGAGAATAGGCTTCATCAATAAACAAAACACCTCCAAGAGATTCTTGAATAATTCGGTTCGTCTTAATCGCAGTTTGTCCTAAGTATCCAGCGACCAAATCACTTCTTGTTACTTTTTTAAATACAAAATTCGCATGTTTTGTTTTGAATATTCCCATTTTTGAATATAATCTCCCTAATATTTTGGCAATTTCAGTTTTTCCAGTTCCAGGAGAGCCTGAAATCATAATATGTTTATAATCCGAGGTATCATCAAATCGTTGAAAATAATAAAGTATTTGCTCTACTATATTTGTTTTTAAAGAAGATAATCCAATCATGTTATTTAATTCGACTAATTCCGGTTTTATATAATGTAGGGTTTTCAAATCAATATTATAAGAGACATTTGGTTCTAATGGATTCTCGTTTAAAATCATCAATAAATCATCAATTGTATTTGGCGTTTTTGATATTTTTATATCTTTAATAATTCCATTATCCTGCGATAATGTCTCCTGTGATAATGTTTCATTTTTGGTTGATAATAATTTATCAATCGATACTTCATGAAAATCTTGCCAATTTTTATAACCTAACGACGGACGTACATATGAGAATTGAATAAAATCAGAATCATTATTTTCAAGAAGTGTATGGGTGTTTGCGAGAGCCAATGGATGGAGTCGAATGGATGGAAATGAATTCGCAGGCAAACAATCATTTGGAAACAAAGATGAAAATTGTAGGTCGAGTGTTTTTGTAAACTCCTCATTCTCTTCTTTCGTGTTGAATGACATTTGAATCGGTTATAAACAAATATATAAATCTCTCTATATAACAACTATAGATTTTATAATGGAGGAAATGACGGCATTGAATGAAGTCGAAAGTAATTATACTCATATCAATCAACTTGTTTATGCGTTTGGTTGTAGAGACGCAAAACATGAATCTTATTATGTTTATGGGATAGATATGGATGGAAATACTTATAAAATACACAAAGAGAAAGAGAAAGATGTGATTCATTGGACTCTTGGAACTACCGCAACATTTTTTTGGAGAGTATTATTATCTGATTGGCAAACAATGTCAATATTTGAAATTGAAGATTGTATTGGAATTGCTGCTTCACCAAAAATTGTTTTGAATCGTCCTCTTTATTTTATATAATATTATTCATTGTTTTTTGATTATAATGATTAGATACACTGGCCAAAATGCTCCACAAACCCACCCTTTTATTCCAGAAATAAATGCGTTGATTGCTATATTACACGCCAATAAAAACACTTTATCATGGGTTTCCAATTTATCATGTTTTTTATTGAGTTCTATTCCAATATTATATCCGTTCCAAACACCATAACATCCTCCAAATCCTGTCCCGATCGTCGCACCAATACGAAATGAATTGGAAATATGAGTTCTAATTTTATTATAATGTATTTTTGACCACATTATATAAAAATATACTATAACTATATACTATGTTTCGAACTGTGAAAGCAGTAATTGAATCAACAGTTCAAGTTCCAAAAAAACATGTATCCAAATTTAAAACTGATTTTACTTTTGAACAACGAAGTGCTGAAGTAGACAGGATTCGTTCGAAATATCCAGACCGTGTTCCGGTAATATGCGAGAGACATATTAGTAATACAACCTCTCCGGATATAGATAAAACAAAATATTTAGTACCAATGGATTTAACAGTTGGTCAATTTCTTTTTATTATTCGGAGACGATTGAATATAACATCAGAACAGGCTCTTTATTTATTTGTGAATGGAAGTATTCCACCTACCACAGAAAACATGAATTATATATATGAAACGTGTAAGGATAAAGATGGATATTTATATATGGAATATGCGACAGAAGCGACTTTTGGATAGGCGAGCGGAGCGAGCCCCTTATTCAAGGTAGGCGAGAGAAGCGAGCCCTCCATTCAAGGTAGGCGAGCGGAGCGAGCCTCTATATAAAAAGTTATTGAAAGAGTGCTCGCTTCGCTCGCACTTGTTTGTATTATTTTTATCCTATTCAAATAATACAATCCTCAATCTATAATACAAGTATAGAAAAAATATATTTCTATTTAATAAACAGAAGAATGAGTGCAAATAATTCGACCGATGAAATGTATGTTACCAAGAGAGATGGTGAATCCGAAATCGTCTCTTTTGATAAGATTTTAACCAGAATTAAAAAAATTGGCAAAGAAGCAAATATTAAAATTAATTATACATCTCTTGTTATTAAAATCATCGACCAACTTTATGATAAAATTTCCACCACCAAAATCGATGAATTAATGGCTGAACAATGTGCCTCTATGTCCTCCATTCATTATGATTATGGAACTCTCGCAAGTCGTCTTATTATTTCTAATCATCATAAAAATACTTCTTCCACATTCTCTCATGTCATGAATCAATTATATAACAACCGTGATAAACATGATAAACATTGTCCTCTCATATCCGATGAACTTTATCAAATTATTTCTAATCCTATCCACCAAGACAGAATTGATTCTTATATTCAACATGATAGAGATTATTTATTCGATTATTTCGGGTTTAAAACATTAGAACGTTCTTATCTTATGCGTATCAATCGTATTGTTATTGAACGACCTCAACATATGTGGATGCGTGTGGCTCTCGCAATTCATGCTGATAATTTGGAAAAGGCATTTGAAACTTATGACTTAATGAGTCAAAAATATTTCACACATGCGACACCAACTCTTTTTAATGCCGGTACACGACATCAACAACTCAGTTCTTGTTATTTAATCGCTATGGAAGAGGATAGTATTGAAGGAATCTATAACACACTCAAAGATTGTGCTCTCATCAGTAAATGGGCAGGTGGTATTGGTCTTCATATTCATAATATTCGCGCATCAAACAGTCAAATTCGAGGCACCAATGGCACATCCAATGGAATTGTACCTATGTTACGCGTTTTTAATAATACTGCTAAATATGTCGACCAATGTTTCGCATCTACCACAAATATTTATACTAAAAATGGGGCGGTATCTTTTTATGAACTTACTGCGAACGACGATGTGTATAACAATACTGGAACAACTGAGAAAATCGAATCCATATTAAATTATGATAAACCAGGAGAGGTATTAAACAAAATCAAAATCTATGATGAAGAGAAAACCGATTTTCCATCTCTCCTATGTACCGGAGAGCATCCAATCTGTATTTTGTCAGCAACCGAAGATGATACCGCTACAATTGCCAATGATTTGAAATTAGGATTGAAAGAATTCTCTTGGACACCAGCATCTGAATTAGTTGTGGGGGATTTTATTGTCAATAAAATCCCAGATTACTTGAATGATGATGAGAGCATATCTGTTGAAATGGCGACTCTCTATGGACTTCTGTTTGCTAGAGCGGAAATTCCATTTTCAGACCCGTCGAATTATTATTTTGCGGATAGTGGTAATCTTTTATTATATGCCGACAGTAATGGAACTCGATTCTGGTCAACTTATATGTCCGGTGTCGATTATTCGTTTAAAACAACGTGGGATGGTCGACCTTTTCTCTCTATCGATAAATCGTTGACTGATTTAACTTTTTTCAATATGCGTAATGAGAAACGTATTGACTCGCGTTATCTTTATCTTTCCGAAACGAAAACACGTGCTTTGATTGATGCTTATTTTGCCTCTACAAGTGCGTATAATCCTGATATACAATTCTTATGTTTACGTCTAGGAGATATGCGTTATTTTAAAGAGAATAGTTGTCATGTATTGCGTGATACAGGATTTGTTTTGATTCCTATCCAACGCATTGAACAATCCTCTGAATTTTGGAATGGACAAGTACATGATTTACAAATGCCCAGTGTCCATAATTATATGACTGAATTCGGTTTAGTACATAATGGAGGTGGAAAACGCAATGGAAGTATCGCCGTATATTTGGAACCTTGGCATGCCGATATTGAATTGTTTTTGGAAATGCGCAAAAATCATGGAGACGAAGAAATGAAAGCCCGTGATCTCTTCTATAGTTTATGGATTCCTGATTTATTTATGAAACGTGTCAAAGAAGACGCAGAATGGACATTAATGTGTCCAGATGAATGTCCTGGATTGGCGGATGTATGGGGAGAACGATTTGAAGAATTATATCAATCCTATGAGAAATCTGGCAAAGGTCGTAAAACAATGAAAGCAAGAGAATTGTGGTTTAAAGTGTTAGATGCACAAATGGAAACTGGAACACCTTATTTATGTTATAAGGACGCAGCAAATCGCAAATCAAATCAACAAAACCTTGGAACTATTAAATCGAGTAATTTATGTGTGGCTCCGGAAACATTGATATTAACAGATAAAGGACATGTTGAGATTCAGTCTCTTGTCGGCAAAACTGTAAATGTATGGAATGGACAAGAATGGAGTAATGTAATTGTGAACAAAACAGGAAATGACCAAGAAGTTATGGATGTATATACAGATGATGGTTCAATGTTAACTTGTACTCCTTATCATAAATTTTATATACATAATAGGCATTCACGAAGAAACGTTGAAATAAAGAGAGCAAATGAATTAACTCATGGAGATAAAATATTAAAATGCAAATATCCAATTATCGATGGGGATGGTTCAATGTATAATTATAAACAAACACCGCCATATCATCATGGTGTATTTTGTGGAGATAATTTGAATTCTCGTTCATATTTAAAACCATCATTCGCGTTATCATCAGAGATTCATGACAATATATATATACCATCTGGAGGATCTAGTTTGAAAACAAAATTGGAATGGTTTGCTGGTTATTGTGATGCAAATGGTGAAATTATAAAAAATGGAGAGGATGAACAATTTCAAGCTCTATCAATTCATTATAAGTTTTTGATGCAAATCAAATATATGTTGCAAACATGTGGAGTAAATCCTTCAGTTAAACTCTATTATGAGAAACATACACCAGATTTACCGATTAATGTATTTTTTACAACTTCACAAATAAGAGAACATCTTGCAGGTACAACAGAAAAATGTTATCGTTTAATGATAGATTCGTATGATTTATATCAATTATGTCAATTAGGGTTTTCACCAAAAACCTTAAAAGTTTCAGGCGCATTTCCAAAAATAGCACACAAAAATTTTGTAAAAATAGTAAAAACTGAATATAACAATAGAAATTGTGATACTTATTGTTTTAATGAACCTAGACGTCATATGGGAATTTTTAATGGTATTTTAACAGGACAATGTAGTGAAATTATGCAGTACTCTGATAATATGGAAACCGCGGTGTGTAATTTGGCATCAATTGCTCTTCCAACATTTGTGAATGAGGAAACAAAACAAATGGATTATGAGAAATTACATGAAGTTGCGAAAGTAGTAACATATAATTTGAATCGTGTCATTGATATTAATTTTTATCCAACAGAGAAAACAAAGAGAAGTAATTTGAGACATCGACCGATTGGTATTGGTGTTCAAGGATTAGCCGATGTTTTTATGAAAATGGATATTGCTTTTCATTCAGAACAAGCGAGAGAAGTAAATCGTCTTATTTTCGAAACAATTTATCATGGCGCAGTAGAAAGAAGTTATGAAATTGCGAGAGATTTGACAAATCAATATGCGTGTAATGATGGTGAGTATAATATGTATCCTGGTGCTTATGAAACATTTATAGAGTCTCCTGCCTCTCAAGGATTACTACAATTTGATTTATGGGGTGTAGAACCGACAGCAGGTAGATATGATTGGAAAGCATTAAAAGAGAATATTCAAAATTATGGAATGCGTAATTCTCTGTTGATGGCACCGATGCCAACTGCTTCAACCTCTCAAATCTTGGGATATAATGAATGTTTTGAACCATTTACAAGTAATATTTATAGTCGAAGAACATTGGCGGGAGAATTTGTATTGACGAATAAATATTTAATGCGCGATTTAATGGATTGTGGGATGTGGACAGAACGTGTAAAGAATAATATTATTGCGAATCAAGGTTCAGTTCAACAATTGGAAGGATTAAGTGAACATTTAAAACAAAAATATAAGACTGTTTGGGAAATACCAATGAGACATGTGATTGATATGGCAGCAGATAGAGGCGCATTTATCTGTCAAAGTCAAAGTCTGAATTTATGGATGGAAGACCCGAATTATGCGGCTCTCACATCGATGCATTTCCATGCTTGGCAAAAAGGATTGAAAACCGGGATTTATTATTTAAGACGTCGTGCTCGTCATAAGGCACAACAATTCACTATTGAACCTGAGAAAATGAAGCGAACTTATGTTCAAGAAGACCAACAAGAAGGATGTACTATGTGTTCCGCATAACCCGTGCATTCATATGAAAAAATTTATATAATTATCAAATAATTAGATAAATTTACTTTTTACGGTATCGTCGAGTGTATTTGTGTAGTTGTTTTGCTCTTTTCGTGAACTTATAACCACCCGTCTTATTAAAATTCGGCATATTTGACGGCTCAATTGGACAGTCATCAAACATATCATCGTGGTTTTGTACGTTAAAAACATTCCATGAGTTCAATGGTTGATTAAACTTGACACAACTATCAAACATATAACTCATATTTGTAACATTTGATACATTCCAACTATTTAATGGTTGATTGAACTCTACACAACTAGAAAACATCAACTCCATATTTGTCACATTTGATACATTCCAATTATCCAAAGGTTGATTGAAATTTTCACATTGATAAAACATATGACTCATATTTGTTACATTTGATACATTCCAACCATGGTTCGCGTCATCTACATGCCCTAATGGTTGATTGAAATCGACACAACCATAAAACATAAAACCCATATTTGTTACATTTGATACATCCCAATTTAATGGTTGATTGAAAAATTCACAACCAGAAAACATAGAACCCATATTTGTTACATTTGATACATTCCAATTTAATGGTTGATTAAACTCGGCACAACCAGAAAACATATAACTCATATTTGTTACATTTGATACATCCCAATTTAATAGTTGATTAAAATTATTACAACCAGAAAACATATAACTCATATTTGTCACATTTGATACATTCCAATTTAATGGTTGATTCAACCATGCACAATCAGAAAACATATTTGCCATTATTTTTACATTTGATACATCCAAATCACTTAAATTGGTTATCAAATTAGATGACGTACTAAACATGCTGTGCATGTTTGTTATTTTTTTAGAATTGAGAGTTCCAATTTTAACATCCTTAAAAACTAAAAATCTCAAATACATATTATTTGCAAATTCCACATTTTTCATACTGATGTTATTGTCTGATTTTATTTTATAACTTGTTTCTGTATGTCCATATGTATTTGCTAGTTTTAATATAATATAAGGATTTTCTAAAATAATATCATTTTTGTCAAATGTTATTTTAATTTCTACCGGAGAATGATGCTTTATTTCAGGTTCACTATTATTATATTTGATAGCTTCATTGAATACATAATTTAAATAAGAATTCATCTCCAATGGCTCTAGTTCATAATTTTTTTCGTTACCATTTAGGTCACGGACATACTTGAGTTCGAATACTTTTTTGTCATTCATTATGTCCATGAATTCTGAAAACGCATCAGCCTCATTCATTCCCATTTTTTCAAACGTATTATATTTCATAAACAATTCTTTTACACTATCTAATGTTTTATCAGGAAAATATTCACTATGAAACTGATTGTCTTCTCCTAGAGCAATAAACTTGACGATTTCAAAAAGGCCTCTCCCAGCACATTCCGAATATTTACCCGTCACAACACTAAACCTACTTTTAACTCCAAATTTTTCTATCTTTGGATAAATAAGAATATTAAATCCAGTGACCACATTTTGAATTATTGGAATATTTTCTTTACCAATCAATGTATCGATAAATAATTTTTTAGATATAGGATACAATGAATACAATGGCTCTATTCCAATAACACGATTATTCATTTCTAATGATGGTTTATTGAATCGCAATTTAATGTAATATAAAAGAATAAAAGAACCCAAATCAATGCCGATTTCTTTGGCAATATTAGGATCTCTATATCGTAGTTCTGTGCGACTCAACAAATTAAATTGCAACGGTGTTTTTTTCAAATAATCAAATACGGTTGTTTTTAAATCTAAGATTTCTTTGATTTCTGCGGCCATGTATTGTTCATATTCACGCAAATCAGTTTTTTCATGAATATGTTTTTCATATGCATTTGTTATATATTCTTCGTATGACATCTTCTCAATTTCTGCATCAATATGTTTTTGTTCTTTTTCCGGCAATTTTTTGTATTCTGGAACCAAAACTGTCGGTTCTTTTGCCTCTGTATAAACATGCGTAACTTTCATAAAATCACATATATTGACAAAACGTTGTTGTTGACGTGTCAATTCTTGTTTTGTTTTTTGTGTTTTCTTTGCGTTCTTTGCGTTTTGTTTCTCTTTGTTTATCGCGGCATATTTTTGTTCATTTTCATATCGTGTTTGTGATTTTTTTACTATTTTAGGTGGTAATTTGCGGGTTCTATTAGTGTATATATTTTTTATTGGTATAACACCAATATCATCCTCCGAATAAAATCTTTTTTTTGCTGTTTTTTTTGCGTTCTTTGCGTTTTGTTTCGAGTCATGTTCATGAGTTTTTTCATATTGCGTTTGTGATTCTTTTATGTACTCTTCGATTTTTCTCTGATGTGATAATTTTCGTGTTCTATTCGTTAACATAGCATTTATTGGTCTAATGCCAATATCATCCTCCGAATAAAATGTTTTTTTTTGCTGTTTTTTTGGTATACCTCCATGGATTCGATTTCCTAACAACATCGATTCTATTTGGTTTCTATCAATTACATCACTCATCAATATCGTTATCAATGTTTTCAATTCATCAATAAATGAATATTTGCTAAATAAATTATATTTCCCGGTTAAACCTCCTACAATATAAGGTTGTCCTTCTGGGTTGCTGATTTTAAATATCTTACTCAGTGACTCAATGAATTTTGAATGTTCTTTTGTATCTGATTCTTTACAGTTTAATATGTGTTTAAAAATAGAATCCATTCCTAAATTTCCATATTTTTTTATAAATTGAAAATCGGATTCTAACTTATCAAATATACTGATATAATCCAATACTATCTCTGCATTTTCATTTTTTAAGACCTCACAATCTTTAAAATTTGTATTATATGTCTGTTCTTTTTCATGATTCGCATTTGCAGACTCGATTTCACCCGGTTGACTTTCTCGATAATCAAATGTTTGATTGTCTAAAACAATAGTAGGTGCATCTTGAACAGGTGTTTTATAAATATAATTCTCTTTAAAAATAACATTGTGAGAGCCATTGAATGCGAAGAAATTGTCTGTATAAACCGGTATTCTACCACCTTTCATATTATAATATGTATATATTTTGTATAAACTATGTCCTTCTCCATAAACTATTTTGAATAAATATGAATATAAATATAGATATAAGTATAATAATAGTTATATCTAATGTTTCAACAACAACGAAAACCGACAACCACAAATTCTATAACACTGTTTTTTATTCGATTTTTATTATGGATATATGCGTGGAGTAAATATTATCTGGGAATTCTACCTGAACCTATAAAAATTGTATCCACCATTCAAATCCTAGAAAAACATTATAAGAAATATTTGGATATTTTCAGAAACCAATCCTATGATGCCGCAAATGAAAATATCGATGAATTTATGTATAATTATAATGAAAGAAAAGAAAAACTAACGGAAATCGGCAATGAATGGGAATTGCGTTGGCATAGACGCGTATTAATTGAAAAATATCCAAGTGAATTACTATCCATTGCTGGAGGCAAAAATATTATTATGTTTTTTGACCCTTATACGAATTCATTTCAATATTATTCAGATGAATCCACAGTACCCTATGATATTTTGAATTATATTGCTATCAAGTATGTAGTGACGTATCGATGCCGAGATTTTTTCATAGATACGATTATGCATCCGAATAATTCAATGTATAATGAATACTTGAAAGAAGAAGATAACGCATTAAGCACAAAACGACAAGCAAAAGAATTAAATGGTGCGAATGTATTTGTGGATTCTAATAAAAAAACAAGCGCAATGAATTCAACTGCGTTTTCGAAAGTAATGGACAAAAAAATGGATAATGTTAAAAAAGAAAATCAAAATAAAACTGCGCGATTGTATTCGAATTCTTTCACACGATTGGGAAAAGTTGCTGATTTTAATATATTACAAACACCTCCCAAAACAAAAGCCAATGAATTGTTGTTTGGAGATAATACATTGTCTATTCATGGAACAATGAGTTATTTCGATGACAAAACCACGGAATCTCTTGAAATCACCGAAAATGATGTGAAAGAGATAAACGAAATTAAAGAGGTACCAAAACCATCAAACAATGGTAAACTATCATATAAAGATTTCAAACGAATGAACATGAATCAAGAAAAATCATAATTCGTATTATAATATTTTTACAATAATATTATAATTTTTATTCGACATCATCATCATCATCATCGTCGGATTCGTAATCGGAATCGGAATCAGATTCACTACTATATTCTATAGAGATTGGCTGAATATTTATCGTATCGGATAACAAAGTTGAATGAAATGTTGTATAATTACTCAAATAAATTGCGTTTTTAATGGGAGGCAATGTCAAAAAATCATCTGCGAATTCATAAGTTTGTTCAAGGATTTGTCGATATAAGGGCATCATTCGATAATTATGATCCATAATTGAAATTGGCATATGTCGTAAATCATATTCATATTCTGTGAATTCTTGTCTCGGACAAGGAATCATATACGCCTTTCCAAATTTTGGATTATAAATAAAAAACTGAATCAAACTATCTAATAATCTTTCTTTTGATGTTATCGAATTTAAATATGTATATTGATAGTATAATTTTAAATAGGGTCTAAAAATTTCAATAATCTCTTTTTTTGGACATTCTGGATGAATCTGATACCGGTCTATGGAATAATTCATTGTCCTACAATACCATTCAATTATGGCATAAATATCATCTATATGAAACGAATCCGTATTATTTTTATTTTCTATAAAATACTGAGATATCGCAACTTCTCTTAGTTGATTGTCATTGCACATAGAAAATCGATGAATATCAAAATCACATAACATAAATTGATGAAACAATGGAGAGATGATTTTACCGGTATTTTTACAGGCAATATAAATATTATAGAGATTGCTTCTAGAAAATGGCAAATTTGTATAAGGATTCTTAGGAAATTGCGGTGTCGGAAACAAATAATCATGATGTTGGAGAGAATTATTCACAATTTTTAATAAATCGGAAATCGTAAAACGATATGCGTATTCAGTCTCTATAATATTTATAATTTCTGTTATCGGATATTCTATTAAGGGACGTAGACTTAAATCCGTATCCACTTCATGGATACGAAGTTTTTTTGTTTTAATACGAGAGACGAAATTCCTTAACAATCTCCAACATCTTATCACCGGATAATAAGTATTTAATGCGATTTTTGAAAGATATAGTCTCTCTAATACAAATAAATAATCAATGGTTTCGGGATTGTAATATTTATGTTTATCAATTAGTTTCGCTCGTTTCAATGCCAAAATAACGGATTCACGATTTTCATTGTTTTCAGGAATTTCATTCGCAATATTAAATTTTGATAATAAGTATACGAAAAATTTATTATGAATTGATATATGGATAGACATGATTCTTGGGTTAATAAAGGAATTAGTAATATTTTATATTGATATAAAAACATAATTGATTGAACAATATACAAGACCAAAAACAATAGTGTTATTTGTTATTAAATTCTAATGCCAAGATTTTACATTTCTGAATATGAATATGTGCCAGACAATAAACGTCAAAAAATGGCAATAGAAGAGTCGGATACAGAATCAGAATATTCTGAATCGGATTGTGAATCACTTATCTATTGTGAACCAGGACGTTCATTATTGCCTCCCGCACCCATTTCAAAAGATATTCAAAAAATGTTATATACACCCCATTCACAAGATATTACAAACGCAAAAGAACGTTATTTATTTGGAGATTATGAATTTATTATAGAACCATCCGAACAATATACTACATGCCATACTTATCGTTTTTGGGGAACTGGAATGGTGTCAAGTTCTCAATATAAAACAATTCAAGGAGTAAATCGTAAAAATTATACGATCGGATTATCAAACGCAAAAATCACAGTTTATTTATATGATGATATTGAACGATGGATTCAAGAAACCGTCGATTCGCCTGTATTCGATAAAACACCAATGTATTTAATGCGACATAAGCAAACTGGACAGCATGTTTTGAGAGATTTGTCATATCGTTGTCGCCCTGATATTCTATTATCTACAATTGGATAATTAGTATAAGGATTTATTTATTATTCATTATATTTGAATAATAAAATGCTCTCAAATAACGAAGAAAAAGCAAGCAAATATATGATTTTGGCTAGAACAAATGCGGACTTATTCAGCAAAGACCCTCATACAAAAGTAGGTGCTATATTACTTGATTCCGAATTCTCACGTATTTTATCCACTGGAATTAATGGATTCCCAAGAAATATGAATGATAATATGAAATCTCGGTGGGAACGGCCTACAAAGTATAAATATGTGGCTCATGCGGAAATGAATGCGATTTGCAATGCGGCAAAAAGTGGAGTATCTCTAGACAATTCGATTGCAATTGTAACATTATTTCCTTGTAGTAATTGCGCAAAAGCATTAATACAAGCAGGAATTAAAAAAATATATGTGCCTGAAAATTGTATGAAATGTAATATTGAAGAATGGGAAGACGATTTTAAAGTATCCAGAGAAATGTTAAATGAAGTGAATATAGATATCAACATCATAAAATCATGAAAGAGAGGCTAATTTTCAAAAAAATCGTCAGGCAAAGTGTCTTCATTAACATCTTCTAACATAAGGTCATTCTCATTTAAATAACTACGTGCGCGAGGTGTAAAATAAATGTGTTGATGTTCATCATCATCATTATTTTCTATGCCTCTACATGCTGATACAATTAGGTCACAATTTTTAAAATTTATATTTTCTTTGCCAAGTATTTTCGACGAATGTTTTTTTAGTGTGCTGACGATAAAATTTATAACATCACTTAATGTAGTGTCTAATGTCGTACCATACATATAAAACCCTTTTGGCAATCTGTCAATTGGACCAAATAAGTCATCCGTTTCCTCTGGAGTTGCCCTGAATCCGCTATTCTTCTCAAAAACAAACCTTTTATTTTCTACACTTAATAATTTTGTGATTGTTTGGTCACTCGGGTTACATATAAAAATTCCTAATTCGGAATCTCTTTCCTTATTTGAATCTATAGATAAGTGCATTGTTTTCATTTTCTTATTCTCTGCAAATTTATGACTATATGTGTTAAGACGACCTTCACATATTTTTTGAATGGTAGAAATGTTAAAAAAAGTGTTCAATATACAACCTTCCTTTACGAGAAATTTCAGGGTTCGAAATGGAAACGTAGACATATCTGATGTTCGAGTTGAACTTAATTCACCATGCATATCAATAATAATTTTATAATCAGGTTTAAACCGATTTTTATGTGTTTTTTTTGTAACAGTGCCATTATCTTCTTCATATGATTCTGGAGAATGGTCTTCATAACCTTCCGGTTTTAATTCATCATATATAACGTCATTGGGTTTTTCAATACCAAAAAACATTATATACAATTCAACTAATAACCAACCATTTATCTTGCTATTTTTTTCCTCATTTGTTAATTGGGAAATTTCAAGTAAATTTTTAATCAATTTTCTGTGAAACTTCTTATCGTCTATTTTAAGTTCCAATGCATATTTTAAAATATTGCTAAATTTTCCTTTTTGGTCAATATATTTTTTTATGTAAATTTTAAGGGCATTATTATTAAACTTTATATTTTTATTTATGTATGAATTTACAATTGATGTTTTTATAGCGTTCATCGATTCAACCCGCGTACCATGAAACATTGATGTAGAATTTTTCTTAGTTATGTCCCAATTTATTTGTTGTTCGAAATTTGTCGCATTATAAAACATATAAATCATATCTTTCACATTCGATACATTCCATTCACCAATCGGTTGATTGAAATTGGTCGCATTAGAAAACATTTCTGTCATATCTTTCACATTCGATACATTCCATTCACCAATCGGTTGATTGAAATTGGTCGCATTATAAAACATTTCTGCCATATTTGTTACATTCGATACATTCCATTTGCCAATCGGTTGATTGAAATTTGTCGCATTATAAAACATTCCTCTCATATCTGTTACAGTCGATACATTCCAACTGCCAATTGGTTGATTGAAATTTGTCGCATTCTGAAACATATGAGTCATATTTGTTACATTCCATACATTCCAACCAAGGTTGTCAACATCGACATGCCCTATCGGTTGGTTGAAATTTTTCGCATTATAAAACATTTCTGCCATATTTGTTACATTCCATACATTCCAACTGCCAATCGGTTGATTGAAACTAGACGCATCATAAAACATCGCTTCCATATTTGTTACATTTGACACATTCCAACTGCCAATTGGTTGATTGAAATCGGTCGCATTAGAAAGCATTTTTGCCATATTTGTCACTTTTGATACATCCCAACTGCCAATCGGTTGATTGAATTTAGTCGCACTATAAAACATATAACTCATATCTGTTACATTCGATACATTCCAATTGCTAATATCTTCATTAAAATTCGTTTCCATAAACAAATATGACATATCAGTAATTTGCGAAACATCCCATTTGTTGATTTTTCCATATTTTTTAATCATTTTTGTCGGATAATCGTAATATTGATTAAGTGCTTCTTGCAATTCTTCTTTATTTGTAAATACATGCGCTCTCATTTGTTTATTGCTTTTACTTCTAGAACGACTTTTTGTTTTGCTTTTAGTCCGTCGGGTTAACCTTTTTTTGCTTATATTCACCCTTTTTTTACTATTTTTTTTACGTGTTGACTTATTTTTAATTCGAGTTTTTGTTTTCCCCATAATATATAAAATATATAAATATATTATTTTTGTTGTTCCGAGGTTTCAACCAATTTTGTGCGAAATTCGCGTTTGCACTGATTGCATGTTCTACTAAATCCAGGAGCATCAATCATTCCATCGGAACGATCAGAACCACAATATGGACAATCTCTTACATAAACTTTTTTTGGTTTAGGATCTGTCAAAAAAGAATATCCCAATGACGAATTCATTATATATTAATATTTATAATTAATATTTATATCATTCATATTCATAATAAACGCAACCCATTATGTACTTAAATTGAATTCCTGTTTTTTTCCACCATCATATTTATATCCGTGTCCTTCCTCTATCATTTTAGTATTTATCGATACTTCATCCGTTTCATCCAAATATACTTCAACTAAAATTCTTCCATATTTATCAAACTCGTGAAATTTGATATATATGAATTCCGTCGCATTTGTCAGTTCGATAAATCTTTGACGAGCAATTTTTGCCGCTGTTATCTCTTGTTCTCGATTTGGAGATTTCAATGCAGGCTTCATCTCCGGCGAATCATATCCTAAACATCTACACTTATATTTCATCGGAAATCCATTATATAAGAATACTAATGTAAATGTGTCCCCATCATACACACTTGTTATTTTTCCATAAGTCTTATAGTTTTTAAAAGAGAATAATGGAATTTCATCATATTTGAGAGAACGCAATTTATCAATAACCGGAATTTCAATTGATTCAATATTCCTTTTGGCAACACAGCAAAATCGATTTCCCATAATAATTTCTATATTGTTATGGAATCAGTATTCATAAATTTAGGATTGTTCAATTTTTCCATTTTCTAATTGATTCAAAATTTCAGTCGCATCATCACTATTAAAATCGCGAATTCGAATTTCTGGAATTTCTTCTGTCTGATGTGGCGTTATCTGATTGATTAATGCTTGATACAATGTTGTCGGCCTTGCGACCTCTTGATTTTCTACATTTTCTATTCCAGGAACTCGCTCTCCTTCATGGTCTTCTTCTATAAAATGTAATATTCTATCACGAATTGCGGTTCGGATGTTTATTATTTTTGAATATGGCTTATAATAATTTAATGTCAAGAGAATATAAACAACACATAAAAATATAACAATTGCTGCTATTTTCCATCCTTCAAAACTTGGAGTTAATTTGTCTTTCCTTGGTTCTTCCGTTGGGGATATTGTCGGTTGATTAATGATTGTTATTATTGGAGGTGATGCTGTAATTGACTGTATCACATAATCAGGTGTTATATTGTATTGATAATAAATTGAATTCACTAACAGTTGAAATTGTCCTTGAGAGAATGATTGTGTTAATTGATTTACATAATTTTGATATTGAAGAGATGCGTTTTGTTCTGTAATTGTTGTAATGGTGGAAACAAATGATAAATTATATTGGATTTGAAGTCGACGACGATTATTATATATTGTCTCTTTGTATTTTATATTATCGAGAGAAATATTCATTGTTCTCGATTGTGCGTAAAGAATTGATTGTTTTGTAATATTCGTAAATTCAATATAAGGATATGACATTGAAATCTCTGTATCAAATGATAATATAGTTTTATAATTTGGCGCGATAGTGGGCGCGAGGGTTGGGGCGAGAGTCGGCGCAAGGGTTGGCGCAGGGGTTGGCGCGATAGTGGGCGCAAGGGTTGGCGCAATGGTTGGTGCGATAGTGGGCGTGAGAGTAGGCGCGAGGGTTGGTGCAGGGGTGGGCGCGAGGGTTGGGGCGAGAGTCGGCGCAAGGGTTGGTGCGAGAGTCGGCGCAATGGTTGGCGCAAGGGTTGGCGCAAGGATAGTTTGTGAATATGTTTTCATCATGGAATAGTGTATTGGATAAGATTGTGAAACGTATGGATAAGATTGTGAAACATATGGATAAGATTGTGAAATGTATGGATAAGATTGTATCCAACTATTTTGATAATTGTAAGAGGTTATATGAAATAATATTTTGTCTATTTCATCAAACACATTATGATTGTGATTTATCGATTCACTACTAAATATTAAAGAAGCAAATACTAATATAAATAATAAACGCATTATTATGATAATATTGATAAAGAAAATAATCTCTATATGAGCGCAAAAATATTTATTGGAATATGTGGACTAATTATCGCAACACCACTTATACATGCTTTAATTATGTATAGCATATTTATTGGAGGAACGTATTTCATTCCAATGATAGAACCCTTATTTCATAATAATAAAAAAAGTCTTTTACCGTAATTTTTGATTTTTATACATGGCGACAAAATGTTCACAAATAATGATAATAATTTCTCTACATGGGATGTAGAGAAATATATGGATAACAAAAAACAATCAAATGTTGAAGATATGTAGAGACTGAATAAGGGGTGTCGGTCAAAAAAGAGAAAAAAATTATCTTTTAGCAATATATAAAAAATGGCAGGCGCATTGATGCAAATTGTTGCTTATGGTGTTCAAGACACCTTTTTGACTGGTAACCCAGAGATCACCTACTGGAAAATCTCTTACCGTAGACACACCAACTTCGCTATGGAGTCCATCGAACAAACTTTCAATGGACAGGCTGATTTCGGAAGACGTGTGTCTGCTGTGATGAGCAGAAACGGTGACCTTGCTTACCGTACTTATGTCCAGGTTACTCTCCCTGAGATTAACCAGTCGATGGCGGCTTCTGGAAAAAATGTTTATGCCCGTTGGCTCGATTTCCCCGGTGAGCAACTCATTGCTCAGGTTGAGGTTGAAATCGGTGGACAGAGAATCGACAGACAGTATGGTGATTTCATGCACATCTGGAACCAGCTCACAATGTCTTCTGAGCAACAGAAAGGATACTACAAGATGATTGGTCACACCACTCAACTTACTTATATCACTGACCCCACCTTCGCTGATATTAACGGACCCTGCTCTGCTTCTGCTGGACCTGGACAAGTTTGCGCTCCTCGCAAAGCTCTCCCTGAGACCACCCTCTACATTCCTCTCCAATTCTGGTTCAACACCAACCCTGGATTGGCCCTCCCTCTCATTGCCTTGAAATCTGTAGGGCAGAAAAGCATCCAACCCATTACATGCGAGAACTGTGATGGGGAATATTTGTTAGGGGCTCGCAATGGCTTTAGCCATCCCCAGATGCTAGTCACTTGCTATTAACACCTTAGTTAAAATAACTAAGGTAGTGTTGACAAGCGGCAACACCTCCAAATTGCGGGAAGTTCGTAAAGACATAATTCCTGTTTGTAAAATATATAAAGAATCTATCAGAAGTGCTATTAGTGGAAAAATGAAAAAATGTTGTAAATGCAAAGAAATTAAAGAATTTGAATGTTTTGGAAAGTTAAAAAATGCGGTCGATGGTTTAAGATATGATTGTAATGATTGTCGTAAACAGTATAGGGAAGAAAACAAAGTTAAAATTGCTGAAAAACAAAAAGAATATTATCAAAAAAACAAAGAATCGTTAAGTGAAAAAAATAAAATATATCGAGATAAAAATATTAACAAAATTAATGAGCAACGCAAAGAATATCGAAGTCGGCCTGAAATAAAAGAACAAGCCAAAATAAAAAACAAAGAATATTTGCCAATTAGAAAAGAAAATGTCAAATTAAGACGACTTACTGATAATTGTTTTAAAATTAGAGAAACATTAAGAAGCAAGTTGTATAAGGTTTTAAATAATATTGGTACAAGTTTTGGAAATATTTTAGGTTGTTCAAATGATATATTAATAAAATGGATTGAGTTTCGGTTTGATAATAACATGAATTGGGACAATTATGGTGATTTATGGCAAATCGACCACATTTTGCCAATTACAAAATTTGATTTTAACAATAAAAACGACATTTCAATATGTTTTCACTGGACAAATTTACAACCATTATACAAATGCGAAAATAAAAGTAAAACAAATAAATTAGAATTACATTATTATTACAACAACATAGTAAATGTTCATAGATTCTCACAGTATTACAAACAAGATGGGTACCAAGCAATAAACGAAAGTTTATTGTGGCTGAGAAAGAAACTCAGGTATGGTAATAATCCCATGTATGAAAACACGAAAGTGTTTGAAATCGATAATCCGCAGCCAAGCCTCTAACCCCGTTATAGTAAGGATATGAGGAAGGTTCAACGACTAAATGGAAGTGGGTCTGAAGTGTCTAACTAACACTAATGATGGCTTAAGATATAGTCTATTCCCCGGCTAAGTTCAAATAATCTAGTTGATTGGTTTTTGAATGCCGATAAATACACCGAAAGGTGGGGTATCGTGAAGTACAGTATCACGAAGTTAAAATCAACATTGATTTCCGTCCTATTGGTGAGTGCCTCTGGGCTGTTGGCTCCATGAGTGAAACCACTGGAACTGTTAGCGTTACCAGCGCTTACCAGGCGTCTCTTGTTGCTGCTTCTCTCTATGTCGATTTCATTTTCCTTGACACTGATGAGCGCAGAAAAATGGCTCAGAACCCTCACGAGTATCTCATTGAGCAACTCCAGTTCACTGGTGATGAGTCCGTTGGTTCCTCTTCCAACAAAATCAAACTCAACTTCAACCATCCCTGCAAAGAGCTCATCTGGGTTGTCCAACCTGATGCCAACGTCGACTATTGCGCTTCTCTCACCGGAGGTACCGACCTTTACAAACTCCTTGGTGCTCAGCCCTTCAACTATACCGATGCTCTCGATGTGCTCCCCAACGCCATCCATGCTTTCGGTTCCTCGGCTGAGACCTCTGGTGCCCAGGCTTTTGTCACCAATAGCAATGTTTTCCAGATGCCTGGTGCTTTGAACGCTTCTGTTGCTGGCGGTAATCAGGCTAATGCTGATTGGACCAACATGACTGCTTTTGATGTCAACGGAACTGATGCTGTAAACGGTTCCACTGTCTCTGATGCTGGTACTTTCGTTCTTGCTGAGACTGCTCTCGACATGCACTGCTGGGGCGAGAACCCTGTTGTCACTGCCAAACTCCAACTCAATGGTCAGGACCGTATCTCCGAGCGTGAAGGTTCTTACTTCGATGTTGTCCAGCCTTGGCAGCACCACACTCGCCATCCCGATACCGGTATTAACGTGTACTCCTTCGCCTTGAAACCTGAGGAACACCAACCTTCGGGAACCTGCAACTTCTCCAGAATTGACAATGCTACTCTCCAACTTGTCCTTTCCTCCAACACTGTTGCCTCCGTTAACACTGCCAAAGTCCGTGTTTACACCAGAAATTATAATGTTTTCAGAGTCATGGCAGGCATGGCGGGCGTGGCGTATAGTTCGTAAGGGACCTACATACAACGTGTTCTATTGAATGTATGGATAAATAAATTGTTTTTATACATTTTTGCGATTCTGTAAATTTGTTTTATTATAAAAAATAAAATAAATATCAAATTCAAACAAAATTATTATTTATTATCGTCATCATTGTCTATTTTTGATTGTGTTTCTTTTTCTTTACGTTTACGTCTTTGTTCAGCCATTTCAGCGGCTTTCATACGTCGAAATTCTTCATCGCCATATTTTTCACGTTGACGTTGACGTTGGATTTGTTTTTTGATTCGACTTTCTTCGCGAATATCTTCTCTTGATTTCTTTTGATTATTTTTTCGGATAGTATTGATTCCATGTTGTGGAACTTCTTCTGATAAAGAATCAATGTATGTATTAAAGTTATTATATATTTTTACAAATTTAGTTATCATATCGTCATAATCATTGTCACGTTTCATTGTATTACATTCAAAACAGCAAGGTCGACAATTATCATATACGTATCCTATAGTTGGGTCATACCTATCAATTCCATTGATGTGATGATGTGTATTTTCTTTTCCACACATATAACATTTTTCACTTATAATATTGTAATATTGGTCTTCAGTTAATTCAAATACGTATCCGCGCTTGAAAGCACTTCGGCGTGAATTTTCTATGCTACTACCAATATGGTCTGCGAATAAATGTGGATGACGTTTTCCACAAATAAAGTCAATATGAGTAAGTATATGTTCAATTCGCATTAAGAATGTATTTTTATGTAAAGCACCTTTCATTAAGTTACACATTTTACAACAACTCACACAGTTTCCAGATACGTATCCAGCATTTGAATCCAATCGGTCAATTCCACAAATTGTTTTATGTGTTTCAGTTTCACCACAATAATAACATGGTGATGTAACTAATTCAGAATATTCTTCTAGGGTTAATTCACATGAATGTCCACGTTGAGGAGCAGTCGTTCGCAAATTTTTATAGTTAGCGTCAATCGAATTTAACTTTTTATTATTTATTTCAGCAACCTTTTCCTGATTTCGTTCTCTCCATTGTTTCATATTTTCAGCATTTCTTTCCAAATATTCTTCTTGTTTTTCTCCTATCTGGCGACCTCGATAGTTCAAATGCTTCAATACCACTTTTTCATAATTGTTTTCTGCCCATTCTTTTTTTACAGCCTTTCGTTCCGGTTTTGCTTCATTTTTAAGGGCAACTTCATTGCGATGTTCAACATATCTTCGACTATCTAATATTTTTTGTTGATTTCTACAATCTTGACACGTTTTTGTAAATTTATCAACATCACCCCTTTCCGGAATAAATTGGTCTTTTTTCTTATCTTTCAAACATACTGTACAAGTTTTCAACGCAATCTCAACACCATCTTCAATCGTATACGTAATTTCATTATAGTTTTCGGCAACTTTCGAACGACGCGCATTGTCAGTTTCACGCTCTTTCATTCGACAACTTAAACAACGTACAAATTCATCATCCAGTTCCATAATCTCTCGACAACCACGAATCGCATTCTTACACGCCTTCTTTCCAGAATCTCTCACTTCGTCCAAAAATACATCCAATTGATGTTTCAAACAATATCGATTTAACTCAGACCGTTTGAATTTACATCCGTCATGTTCACATTTTACAACTTCTTTCAGATTTTCATCTCTTGTTTTTTTACCACGTTGACCACATGTATCACATGTTTTTCTACCATCTGACAAATAATAACATTTTTTACATCCAGAACAAATTGATAAATTATTCATCATTTCTGGCGTATAATCACACATATATTGGTGTAATTTACAAAATTGTGTGTCGTTAATCCCATAATTACGACAATTCGCGCGAGTTCTATCAATAGCAATACACTTCATTCTCCACCGTTATAGTACTTTCAATCATTGGTCCATTTTTTATTCAATTTTTTACAAAATTAAATAGGATTTTTTACAAAATTGATGGCATCTGAGTTTTATGTTTTTAGAAAGAATACAAACACATTTTATAATACAATTCAAAATATGGAAACCATCCGTATTGCTAAACCGAAACGTATTGTAAAATCGTTTCGATTGTTTGATTATCGTATATTTGATGAAGATGTAGCACCTGTCGCAGAAGAGGATGAAACCGAGAACAGAAAACAATCAAAAGATACAAAACGATTTGTTATCCAAATGTTTGGAATTAATGAGAAAGGAGAATCTTGTTGTATTTTTGTCAATGATTTTCAACCTTATTTCTTTGTTCATGTTTCAAATTCTTTCAATCGCAGTCATCTCAATCGTTTCGTATATAACATAAAACAAGCACTCAATGGTGGAAAACCAATGAAAAACGGGAAATCTTATTATGATGATTCTATTATTGATGCTATCCTAATTGATAAAAAACGTCTCTATGGTTTCACAGCAAATGATACGGACCAATTTGTAAGAATCACGTTTAAGAATACAATTGTATATAATAAAGTACGTAATTTATGGTATACGGGAGAGGGCGATAAACGTCGTATGGACAAAATTGGTAATCCTGTTTGGCCAAATACTGAAATCTATGAAAGTAAAATCTCTCCGTTACTCCGATATTTTCATATTCAAAATATCTCTCCAACTGGTTGGATTAAACTTCATTCTTCTGTTGTCGAATCTCCTGTGAAATCCACTTCATGTACGTTTGAATATATTGTTTCGAAAACACAAGTCATTCCTATGCCAGAAAAAGAAGCCATTGTTCCTTTTAAAATTTGTAGTTTTGATATTGAAGCCAGTAGTAGTCATGGTGATTTTCCTCTCGCACAAAAGAATTATAAAAAACCAGCCATGCAAATCGTGGATTCATTGAAAAAACTAGGAACTATTCAAGAAAACCCCGCCACATTTGCACCTTTATTTTCCAATATGATTTATCGTTTGTTTTCCCTTCCACACTCACTAAACGCAGAAACATGTGCCGATATTGATGTTGTTTATCCTAAAAAACAATTCGCAGAATTCTGTGAACATGGATTCATACAAAAACAAATACAACGATGTTTAAAATATAGTATTCAAACATTAAAAACAGAAGAAAATGAAGTTCAAGTAAAACATCAAACCATTCAGGCTTTTCTAGAAACTCGATTATCTATCAACAACGATTCACAATTAGACAATGAGATTGAAGAAAATGACGGTGAAGACATTGATTGTGAAGAAGAAAGTGAAGGTGAAGAAGGAGAAGGTGAAGAAGGTGAAGGTGAAGGAGAAAATGATGGTGAAGGAGAAAATGATGGTGAAGAGAATTTCACAAACCGTTTTTCAAAACCCATCTCTACTAAATCAATCAAAAAAACAACTAAAATTGCCGACATATTATGCGCCAATGATGATGATTATAGTCGCGATGATAAAATCACATATTTGACTGAAGTATTGGATGCTATTTTCCCTCCATTAGAAGGTGATATAGTAACCATGATCGGGTCCACTTTTATGCGTTATGGAGAGACAGAACCATATTTGAATACTTGTATTGTTTTAAATAATTGTGATGCGATATCGGGAAGCGAAATCATTACTGCGAAAACAGAAGTCGATGTTCTTCTTCAATGGCAACAATTAATCCAAAGAGAAAATCCAGATATTATTATCGGATATAACATATTTGGTTTTGATTACGAATTCTTATATCGTCGCGCAATCGAAAATGATTGTCTTGTCCAATTTCTACATTTATCGAGATTAAACCGACAAGATGAACTCGACCATTATACGAAAAAAATGAAAAGAGGTGGACAACTAATGGACATTGAAACTCATAAGATTGTATTGGCAAGTGGAGAATATAGTTTACGATATATTGCGATGCCCGGGCGAATTCAAATTGATTTATATGCTTATTTCCGACGCGAATTTAATTTGGCATCTTATAAACTCGACGATGTCGCCGCTGAAAATATTAGTGACGATGTTTCGGACCTTATAGACATAGAGCATGAATTTTATGGACAATCTACTGAACTATATACTAAAAATATTGTTGGATTGCATGTCGGTGATTATATTCGTATTGAAGAAACCGTTTTCACTTGTGATTATTATCAAGATGGCAAGAAATTCAATGTTATCGATATTTATGAAAAAGAAATCGAAGAAAAAAACAAAAAAGGCGAAATGGTGAAAAATAAGAAAAACGTAGTTGTTATTTTGGGACATCACGCAAAAGTCATTGATAGAACCAAGAAAATACGTTGGGGCATGGCCAAAGATGATATTGACCATCATGATATTTTCCGGTTGAGTAATGGCTCTTCCAGTGACCGTGCCATCGTCGCGAAATATTGTATTCAGGATTGTAATTTAGTTCAACATTTAATGCGCAAAGTCGATGTTGTCACTGGTTTCGTAGAAATGTCGAATTTATGTAGTGTACCTGTTAGTTTCCTTGTTTTCCGAGGACAAGGTGTGAAATTACAAAGTTATGTGGCGAAAAAATGTATGGAAAAAGGTTATTTAATGCCCGACTTGGATAAGTCGGGCGAAGATGGAGGTTATGAAGGTGCCATTGTGTTGCCTCCAAAAACCAAGATTTATTTCGATGAACCTGTCGCATGTGTTGATTATTCATCTCTCTATCCCTCCAATATGATTAGTCAAAATTATTGTCATAGTAGTAAAGTATGGGCAAAAGAATATCGATGGGACCCTGAAACTGATGGTTATTCTCTTATCAAAATCGAAGGCGAACGGGATGCAAAAGGCGTTTTCAAATATGATAATTTGCCAGGATACGAATATGTAGAAATCGAATTCGACACTTTTGAATGGCGCCGAAATCCCGCAAATCCACGTGCCAAAGCCAAGAAAACAAAAGTAGGAAAACGTGTTTGTCGATGGGCTCAATTGCCAAATGGTGAAAAATCCGTTTTGCCTTCTATTCTTATGGAATTATTAAAAGCACGCAAAGATACCAAGAAAAAATCAGAAAAAGAAAAAGATCCTTTTATGGCAAATATTTTGGATAAACGACAACTCGCCTATAAAGTTACCGCCAATTCTCTCTATGGACAATGTGGAGCACGTACATCCGCTTTTTATGAAAAAGATGTCGCCGCTTCTACTACCGCAAGTGGACGTATGATGATTATTTACGCTCGAAGTATTATTGAAGATATTTATAAATCACGTGCGTGTCAAACCAAAAATCACGGTCTAGTTATGACAAATGCCGAATATGTTTATGGTGATAGTGTCGCCCATTATACACCTTTATATGTATCTATTAATGGTATTTTCAGAATTACGACGCCGGAAGAATTGGCGCAATTATGGGGAAATGGAAAATGGCACACATGTGAAGAACCAGGAAAACAAACGAAACAATATTGTGAACTTCCAACAGGAGTATTGACTTGGACTGAACGTGGCTGGACCCGTGTTCATCGCGTTATACGTCATGTGTTAGCACCAGAAAAGAAAATGATGAGAATTTATACCAATCAAGGAATCGTTGATGTCACTGATGACCATAGTTTGCTGTTGAAAAATGGACAAGAAATATCACCGAAAAATATTGGAATTGGTACTGAACTCCTTCATCATCCTTTGCCATTCAGTGGATTAGAAAACGTTAATTATCGGGAGAATCTGACGGTTTATTTTAAAACACAACTCGAAGCCGCGGAATATTATTGGAGAGCAAAAACCGCGGATAATTATATAATTCTTGATAAATCGGATAAACCTGAATATAAATATATGGCAAAAGTATATCGAAATGTATATGATTATTCGAAAAATTCAATGTGCCGCAACAATACCGTCTTTTCATGTGGAATGGATAATTGTGTGAAACGAATTGAAATCCTCCCAGAATACCATGAATATGTATATGATTTAACCACTGAAAATCATCATTTCGCAGCAGGTGTTGGCAATATGATTGTCCATAACACAGATTCCGTATTCTTCATTTTCAACTTGACAAACTGTGAAACTGGAGAGAAAATCGTGGGAAAAGACGCTCTCGAAATTACTATTGAATTGGCACAAGAGGCGGCGGGATATGCTTCGCAATTCTTAAAACCACCGATGAATTTGGCATATGAGAAAACATTGATGCCATTTGCTCTTATTTCTAAGAAACGATATGTGGGAATGTTATATGAAGAAGACCCGAATAAATGCAAATTGAAATACATGGGACTTTCATTAAAACGACGCGACAGTTGCGATTATTTGAAAGATGTTTTCGGTGGAATTATTGTGAAACTAATGAAAGGTGGAAATCTTGATGCGGGACTCGAGAGTTTAAAATCAGCATTGACAGCACTTACGAAAAGTCAAGTTCCAATGGATAAATTGGCGATTACGAAAGCATTACGTGGTTATTATAAGAATCCGAAACAAATAGCACACTATGTATTAGCGGAGAGAATTGGAAAACGCGACCCTGGAAATAAACCGAAACCGGGAGACCGAATGAAATTCTTACATATTGAAACCGCGAATAAACGCGCATTACAAGGTGATAAAATAGAAACACCCGAGTATATTGTGGCGAATCAACTCAATATTGATTATACGTTTTATATTACGAATCAATTGATGAAACCGATTTGTCAATTCTTAGGCTTAGCATTGGAAGATATATTGAAAACACAAGGGAAATTAGCAGTAATCAAGACGTTTAAGAAAGATATGGAACAATTAAAGAAAGAATATGGCAATGATTTGGAATTATTCAATAAACAGAAGGAAAAATATTGTATGGCGAAAGTAAAAACGCTATTATTTGATAAATATTTGACTGAGATTATGAATAAAAGAAATGGATTACAACCATTGACCAGTTTCTTTCAAATAAAACCGACGAAATAATAATTGGTATAAGGTTTATAATTGTGTCTCGAGAGATTATAACTTATTTCTTTTGGAATTATGAAATGGAATTTGAATACTGAACGATTTTTTAAAAACACAAATTCTGTAATTGCTATGATATTGATTGGATTTTTAGCCATTGTTGCGATTGGTTATTTTTTTTGGGGTGCTGACCGGTATCGTGAAGGATTCGACGGACGAACGTATTTATTATCGTCGAAATCATCCGATGGTACGATACCTTACGGTTATTATCGGCCTAAAAATAATGATGGGACTTTATTAGTCGATGGTAATGGCAATGCATTGGTAGCACGGGTTCCTTATGGTTATAAAGCCGACTCAGGGTCGACTACTGGCATAAGCCCTATTACGAACACAGCGTCTTATGGTCAAGGTGCCACCCCAAGTGATACAAGTCCAGACAAAGGCCCGAATGATGATGCTTTGAAAAACGCGACCACATATAATCCAGATGATGTAACTACTGATTATCGTGCGAATGCGAATCTAATGTCGGATGCCGGAACTGATACTGCCGCAACACCCGATTTTAGTGGTAATTTAGGAGTTTATTATGTGTATGATAGAGATGGAAATGCAGTTCCAATGCCGATAGCACCGATAAGCGATACTGCGATTTATTACACACCGGGTGATTATGAATATGGTGGACCATCATATGTACCGACTTATGAAGACAGCGTATATATGAGTAAATTGACCGGGATGTCAACGACATCACCAGTGTATGATTCGGCAAAAATGAGAGGTGGTTTTTGTAGTT